CGTTGGAAATGTTAAAGGAACTAATATGGCTGACAATAAAGCAAAACCAGTGAACGTAAAACCAGTAAAATCTGAAGCAACTGACGAAGATTATATGCCTCCTGATATTAAGGATAAGCTACAAGACATGAAGAACAAAAAAGCTGCTGAGAAGTATGAAGCAACTAAATCATACAAAAAAGGTGGCGATGTAAAATCTGATATGTCGCAAGACAAAAAGATGGTTAAGAAAGCAGTAAAGATGCATGATGACCAACTACACGGCGGCAAAAAGACTAACCTTAAAGCACTAAAAAGCGGCGGCTGTACTAAAATGGCTCGTGGCGGCGGTATTGAAGTTCGCGGTAAAACCCGCGGAAAGATGTGTTAACTATGGCTACCTATGCTCAAGACGTTCCTGCTGACTTAAATGAAACGTTAGCAAACATTAAAAAATTAGATTCAATAAAACAAGACTTTATTAAAAAAAATATTAATTCTAAAAACGCTCAAAATAAAGCATTAGCTGAATCATTTAAAAAACAGCTAGATAATGATACCTCAGTAATGTTAGAGACTTCGGAAGATACTGGAAAACGAATTAATAAAGAAGGTAAAGTATACGGGCCAAAAATGAAAAAAGAAGATTCAGGCTTGTATGTAAAAGAAGTACCTGAAAAAATGAAAAAAGGCGGTTCAATAAGTTCAGCATCTAAACGTGCTGATGGTTGCGCAATGCGCGGAAAGACAAGGGCATAATATGAAAGACTACGACGTATGGGAAAAGTATCTAGCTGGCAAAGCCGCTGATAAAAAAGCGAAAGAGGAAGCTAAATACGAAGCTGGTAAACGTGCATTAGATTCTAAGTACGACCAGAAAAAGAAATCTGAGGAAATAGTTAGAGCAGCTAAACTCAAGATGGCTAACGATGCTGTTGAGTCACATCGCCGTGCGGGTAATCTTGCTGGTGGTAAGCCACAATACGTTAAAGACAATGAGAAACGTATTAAAGATTGGGAAGCTAAGCAATCTGCTAAAAAAGCAGACGACAAGTCAACAAAAGTAACTAAGAAAGAAGTTACTGTAGAGACTCCTACAGGCAACATCGGTTCACGTAATAGCTTTGATGCAGGTGAAGTTAGCCCATTTGCCAACCGCAAAGCAGAAGCAATTGCTGAGAAAGTAATTGACTACCCATCACGTACAGCTGACGAAGTAGATGAAAAAATCACGGAAGCAAAAGCAGCTGATGAACCTAGGTTTAGCGCTAACAACCCAATGGGTATGAAAAAAGGTGGTAGCGTACGAGCAAAACCTAAAGCTAAATGTATGGCATCTGGTGGGTCTACCTCATCAAAAGCATCATCTCGTGGCGATGGCTGTGCACAACGCGGTAAAACTAGAGGACGGATGGTATAATGAGACCTTCACGTGGAATGGGCTGCATGAAAGCCGACAAGATGCCTGGCTCAAAAGGCAAGACTATTGTACGTAAGGACAAGCCTCAGTTTGTGAAAGAGTATAAAAAGGGTGGTGATGTAAACCTTCCTGGCTTGTATGCAAATATCAATGCCAAAAAGAAACGTATTGCGGCAGGGTCTGGTGAAAAAATGCGTAAACCTGGAAGTTTAGGGGCACCCACTTCAGACGCCTTTAAGAAGTCAGCGTTAACGGCTAAAAAGTAAAGGGCTAACATGATGGAATTCTACAGCTTAAGCTATATATGTGGGTTTGCTGTAGGGCTGCAACATGAGCTTATAGAAGAGAACAACTACCTTATCATTAGTTTGGGTATAGTAGAAGTAGTATTTATTTGGTAAGGATTATATGGCTTTAAACACAGCAACGTCAGGTACATCCTCTTTTAATCTAGACATAAATAATCTAGTAGAAGAGGCATTTGAGCGCTGCGGCTCAGAGTTACGCACGGGCTATGACTTAAGAACCGCACGCCGTAGCTTAAACTTGCTTACTATTGAGTGGGCTAACCGCGGCATTAACTTGTGGACTGTAGAGCAAGGCGAGATTCCTTTGACTCAAGGGCAGATTATGTATGCCTTACCTACCGAAACCATTGACCTGCTAGATCAAGTAGTGCGTACAGGTACAGGGCAGAATCAAGTAGACATCAATATCACGCGTATTAGTGAGTCTACATACATTACAATACCTAACAAGAACGCACAAGGGCGTCCAATTCAAGTATGGATTAACCGCCAGACAGGTAACACTAACTCAACAACCTCTACGCTATCTACTACAATCACCGCAGCATCTACATCGATTGCGCTAAGTGACGTGACAATGCTAGGCTCTACTGGGTTTATCAAGCTAGATAACGAGATCATCAGCTACAGCAATTTAGATAAGTCAACAACATCCTCTGCGGGTACATTGAACAACTTAGGGCGTGGCCAACAAAACACAATCGCTGCAGCTCACACTGCTGGTGCAGCTGTTACGGTAACAAACGTGCCTAACGTGAGCGTCTGGCCAGTTCCCGAACAAAACAACTACTACACACTAGTGTACTATCGTTTACGCCGAATCCAAGATGCAGGTTCAAGCGGCACTAACACACAAGATATACCGTTTAGGTTCTTACCTGCGATGGTTGCAGGCTTGGCGTACCACTTAAGCATGAAGATACCAGAAGCGTTACCTAGGGTACCAATGCTAAAAGCAATGTACGAAGAAACGTACCAACAAGCCGCTGATGAAGACCGTGAGAAAGCAGCACTAAGACTAGCGCCTAGAATGCAGTTTATAAGGTAGTGTTATGGCGAGTAAATACTCAAGTGGTAAGTTCGCAATTGCACAGTGCGACAGGTGTAATTTTAGGTATAAGTTATCGCAACTAAAGCGGTTAGTCATTAAGACTAAGAACGTTGATATATTGGTGTGTCAGAATTGTTGGGAGCCAGATCAGCCCCAGTTACAACTAGGTATGTATCCAGTTAATGACCCACAAGCAGTTAGAGACCCACGACCAGATACAAGCTATTTCCAATCAGGTCTAAATGGGTTACAATTAACGGAAACAACGAGCGTTAATCCGAACTCAACTGGGGTTCCGTTACAAGGTAGTAGGGTAATACAGTGGGGTTGGAATCCAGTAGGGTTACGTGATCCGTTTAACTTAGAAGTAAACAACTTGGTAGCAGTTGCCTCAGTCGGTACTGTAACCGTAACGACGACATAGGAGAAGTAAAATGGCATTTAAAGCAGGCGCACAAGGTATCAACACCAAAGGTAAAACCAAAGGCAAACAATTAGGTATCGACGGCGCTAAATTGCCTGTTGATGGTGGTGTTTCTAAGGGTGGTAAAGCACGTTCAGTTAAATCAATCGACATGAAGAAAATGGGTCGTAACTTAGCTCGTGCAGCTAATCAAAAAGGCGGATAATATGGCAGAATATAATCAACCAAAAGTAGTACCCAATGCGGATATCAGTTACCAAACTGACCCAAACAACATAAGTGCAGACAAATCTAATGGCTGTATTCCAGCTCGTCGCGTAAGCGGTGGTAATCCTGCGCGTAATAAAGTTAAAACAGACGGCATGAAGCAACGTGGTAGTGGTGCTGCTACAAAAGGTTTCACTTCACGCGGTCCAATGGCATAAGGTAGGTCAATGAACTACGCCCAATTAGTTGCAGCTATTGAAAGCTACACCGAGAATCAGTTTGAAACAGCTGATATAAACACGTTTATTCAAGAAGCGGAACAACGTGTATATAACTCGGTGCAACTGCCAGCCTTACGTAAGAACGTGACTGGCAATCTAACTAGCGGTAACAAGTATTTAGCTTGCCCTTCTGATTGGTTAGCAACGTTTTCACTAGCTTTAATTAATGGCAACAACGAGTTTTCATACTTACTGGATAAAGATGTTAACTTTATTCGAGCATCGTACCCTGATACTGATGCCGCGTTCTACGGAACCCCAGAGTATTATGCACAGTTTGATCAGAACACGTTTATATTAGGACCAACACCAGACGCAGGCTACAGTATGGAGTTGCACTACTTCTATTACCCACAGTCAATCGTTACTGCAGGTACTAGTTGGTTAGGTGATAACTTTGATTCTGTACTGCTATATGGCGCATTATTAGAAGCTTACACTTACATGAAGGGTGAAGCTGATGTTATGGCTGCATATCAAAAACGTTACGATGAGGCTATGGTCTTGTTGAAACAATTAGGTGATGGCAAAAATAGACGCGATGCATATCGCAATGGACAAGTAAGATATCCAGTAATGTAATTTAGGAGAAAGAAAATGGCAATTTCACAAGCAATGTGCACAAGTTTTAAAGTGAACCTACTACAGGGCGCTCAAAACTTTAATACAGGTACAACAAAGGTTTATAAAATCGCGTTGTATACTTCAGCAGCAACATTAGGTGCTGGCACTGAAGACTATTCAAATAATACAACAAACGAAGTAGCTAACGGTGGTGGTTATACTACAGGTGGTAATACACTTACAGTATCTCAAATCCCTACAGATGGTGGTTCAGGCACTACAGCGTTTATTGACTTTGCGGATACTACCTGGTCTGCAGCGACCATCACTGCTCGTGGCGCATTAATATATAACAGCACTGATGACACTGCAGTTGCAGTGTTGGACTTTGGTTCAGATAAAACATCTACAGCTGGTGACTTTACAATCATATTCCCAACAGCGGACGCAACAGACGCAATTATCCGTATAGCCTAGAATAGGAGTCTCAAATGGCTCTAGTTCTAAAAGACCGGGTTAAAGAATCCTCAGTATCAACTGGTACTGGGGCATTTGCACTTGATGGTGTTGTAGGGCCATTTCAACCATTTAGCACAATTGGTGATGGAAACATCACGTATTATGCTATTGCAGGGCAAACCACATCTGAATGGGAAGTCGGATACGGCACATATACATTAAGTACTAATTCTATTTCTCGTGATTTTATCTATTCCTCATCTAATAGCAATACGATTGTTACGTTCTCTGCCGGTACTAAAGACGTATTTTGTACGTATCCGTCTGAGCAAGCGGTTTATCAAGAGGTAGATGGTAGCCTTAAACTTATTGCGGGGGTTATTGAAGTTTCTTTAGATGGAACTCATGGCACAACTTTAGCTAACACCGCATTCCAAGCGTTTGCTACTACTAATAGCTTCCTACAAAACAACATACAAAACTTAGATAGCGGTTCAGATGCATCAGGGGATTATGTAGCTACTAATGATGTTGGGGATGATACTAAGAATTATGTAGACTTAGGGATTAATAGTAGCGGGTTTACTTCCGTTAGTTTTCCTATATACACCCCCAACTCAGCCTATCTATATAGCTTAGGGGATGGAGTTTCTAACGGAGATTTGTTTGTAGGTACTGGGGATTTAGGCGATGTAGTATTACATGCTGGTGGGTTTACTACGGGTGATGTTGTAGCAACCATTAAATCAGACACTAAGAACTTACTAATCGGAACAACTACCGATACAGGGGAAAAACTCCAAGTTGCAGGCGATGCCCTTATTACTGGGGCTACGGAATTTGGAAGTACAGTTCTATTGGATGCGAACCCGACCACAGCCTTACAAGCCGCCACAAAACAATACGTAGATAACCAGGTCACTGCAGGTCTTCACATCCACGACCCTGTACGCGTTGAGACAACAGGTAATCTGACTGCTACATATGTGCAGGGTGGTACAACATTTAACATTACAGACATTACTTCGACTACTACGGTTACGACTTCTGTAAACCACGGTCTAGTAGTAAACGACCAAATCTGGCTGACTACCACAGCAGGTAATGGCTTATCTATCAACACGGCTTACTTTGTATTCTCAACCCCTGCATTAAATCAGTTAACGCTATCGTTAACCTTTGATGGTACACAAATCACAGGGCTAACTAATGCCGCTGGTCTAACATACGCTACACGAGCAAACTCAGGGGTAGGAGCTACATTAACGAACGCAGGTACTCAAGTTGCACTAACAGTTGATGGTATTGCATTAAGTGTAGCAAACCGAGTAATGGTTCGCTTACAGACCAACGGCGCTGAGAATGGCGTATATGTAGTAACTACTGTAGGTAGTGGGGCTACTAACTGGGTATTGACTCGTTCTGCTGATGCCAGTGTAGTAATCCCAGGGGACCCAAATGGTTTAGGTACTGGCGACTACTTCTTTACACAAGAAGGTGTACTTAACGCTGGTGATTCACACGTATTGACCACCGAACCAAACACAATGATTATCGGCTACACGACGTTAACATATACACAGTTCAGTGGTGCGCTTACTTACACGGGCGGCACAAACATTGACGTTACAGGTCAGACTATATCTCTTACAGGTACAGTTGCCCCTACAAACGGCGGTACTGGCACAGCTACAGTCACTACAGGCGACTTACTATATGGGTCTGCTACAGATACATGGTCTAAATTAGCTAAAGGCTCTGCATACCAATCGTTAATGATGGATGCAAGTGGTACAAATGTTCAATGGAATGCCTTAGCACTTAACCAATCAAATGCAGTGTCAGGTACCCTAGGGGCTACAAACGGTGGTACAGGGACAAATAATTATGCTACTGGGGACATGCTTTATTCTTCCGCGGCAAATACAATCGCTAAGTTGTCCGGAAATACCTCTACTACTAAACAATACCTATCTCAAACGGGCACAGGCGCAGTTTCTACAGCTCCTAGCTGGGCTACTATATCGGCGGCGGATATCGGTGCAGGCACACTTCCTGCTACTCGTGGTGGTACAGATAATAGCTCTTATGCAGTTGGTGATATCCTTTACGCAGACACAACGACAACCTTAGCTAAACTTGCTGACGTTGCTACAGGTAATGTATTAATATCAGGTGGCGTAAGCACTGCTCCAGCTTGGGGTAAAGTAGCCCTTGCTTCTGCAGTATCAGGTACACTCGGTATTGCCAACGGTGGTACAAGCGCCACAACAGCCAATGCAGCATTCAATGCACTAGCGCCTAGCCAAACTTCTAATAGTGGTAAGTACTTAACTACCGATGGTACAGATACGTCTTGGGCAACTGTGGCCGCAGGTGGAACTTTCAGTGCAGGTACTACAGGATTTACGCCAAGCACCCCTACATCAGGCGCAGTTACTTTAGCGGGTACATTAAATATAGCCAACGGTGGTACTGGGGTAACAACAGCTCAAGCTGCGATGAACACATTAGCTGGAGCAACAACTTCCGGCTCCTACCTTCGCGGTAACGGCACAAACGTAGTAATGGCTACAATCGTAGCAGGCGATGTTCCAACGCTTAACCAAAACACTACTGGTTCTTCAGGCTCATGTACAGGTAATGCGGCAACGGCATCGTCAACGCCAAAAGTGTCAGTTCACGCGGGTAATGAGGTAGACTGTGGGGGCTCATACGCAGGCGGAGGCACGTTATACTTTAACTATAATGATGGCGGGTCTTATAGCAATATTTCATTTTACAATGGCGGAACAGGGTTAGCTACAATAACAGCAGGGAATTTTTCAGGGTCTAGCTCAGGTACTAACACAGGTGACCAAACTAATATATCAGGCAACGCGGCAACGGCTTCTAACGTAGCTGGTTTGGTAGCAAATACATATACAGCATACGGTAATACAGCAACTACAGGTACTAGAGGAGGCTACTATGGATTGCTGCTAGGAAGTTCTACATCCCATTTAAATGCAATGGCAGATGGTTCTGGTAATGGTGGTTTCTACAGAGAATCTTCTGGTACATGGCCTCTATACTATCTAGCAGCTAATGCTGGCGTAGGTATTATGGGTTCTACTACATCGGCTTCATATGCTATGTATGTAACAGGCGGAATTTATTCGACTGCAAGTATCGTTGCTTATTCTGATAAACGCAAAAAAGAAAATATTGTCACCATTGATAATGCGTTAGACAAAGTATGTCAAATGCGCGGCGTATACTACAATAAAATTGACGACGATAAAAAAGTCCGCCAGGTTGGTGTAATTGCACAAGAAATGCAAGAGGTTTTACCAGAAGCGGTTAGTTATGCAGAAGACGTTGATGAATATGGGGTAGCATACGGAAATATTGCAGGTATTTTAATTGAAGCTATAAAAGATTTAAAAGCGGAAATCAAAGAATTAAAAGCGGAAGTAGATGAGCTAAAGAAGGCTAAATAATGTTTGGGTTTAGTCCTCTAGCCGCTGCACCCTTTGCTGACGTAGGAGCCTCTACACCTAGTACAGTATTTCCATTAGGCGTAGAGGGCACTGCGTCTGTTAACTCGGTTACTGTAGTAGCAAAAGCAAACGCGTACCCAGCAGGGCTATACGCGGTAGGTGAACTTGGTGACATAACCGTTTACCCAATTACAAATGTATTTGCTCCTGGGTATGAAGCAACAGCGTACTTAGGTAGTGTAGTAGCGACTGCAGCTGCAAATGCTCCGGTAACAGGGCTTGAAGCAACAGGGTATTTAGGTAGTGTAACTACGACAGCTGGGGCAAACGCATATCCTACTGGGGTATTCGCTACTGGTGAAGTTGGGGACGTAACTACATATGCTGCGGCTAATGTATACCCAACAGGGGTTTTTGCTACAGGCGAGACTGGGTTTGTTACATTCTCACTAGGGGCTACGGTATTCCCTAACGGCGTCTATGGTACAGGTTATGTAAACAGTGTAGTAGTTAACGCGGCTGGTAACATATATGTTACTGGGGTACAAGGTACTTGCGATGTAAATAGTGTAACCGTAACAGGCGATGCTAATATATACCCAACTGGATTGCAGGCAACGGGTGAAGTAGGTAATGTAACGTTCTCTCTAGGCGCTACGGTATTTCCTACAGGAAACTTTGCAACCGGTTTTGTTGGTGATGTTACAGTTACTGCTAAAGCCACGGTGTATGCAACGGGTAATGCAGCGACAGGTTATGTAGGTTCTGTCTCGATAGCTGGTAAAGCCAATATATACCCAACAGGCGTATTTGGCACTGCTCAATTAGGCAATGTAGTTGCTTACCCAACAACGAATGTATTTGCTACAGGTGTATTAGGTACTACGTTCTTAGGAACAGTATCGGTAACAGGTAAAGCTAACATATACCCGCTAGGGGTACAAGGTACTGGACAAGTTGGATTTGCCTTAGTGTGGGGTCAGATCGATGATTCACAAACGCCAAATTGGGGTATAATCGACGACAGTCAGAGCAGTATTTGGACAGCAATTAACGACTCACAATCAGTAACGTGGGTAGCAATAGACGATAGTCAAAGTAGTAGTTGGACTAACATTAACGACGCACAAACACCAAACTGGACAGGGATACCATAATGACAGACACTATACCTAAACAAGAAGATGCAGTAAAATGCGATAACAAAGAAACACAAGCAAACGAGATCCCACAAACAGAATCGCAAAGCGTTTCAGTGATGGTTACAGGATTTTCCTTATTTGCTACTACTTTAAAATAAAGGAATTACAATGGCAAGTACCTATTCACCACTCAAAATAGAGCTTATTACCACAGGCGAGCAATCGGCTACGTGGGGTACAACTACGAACGTTAACTTAGGTACTGCTATAGAAGAAGCAATTGTTGGGTCAGCAGACGTTACGTTTTCTAGTGCTAACGTCACACTAACTCTAACAGATACTAACGGTACTCAGGCAGCACGTAACCTACGACTACGACTAACTGGCACGACAGGTGGCGCTAGAAACTTAATCGTGCCGGCGATTGAAAAACAGTACATTGTAGTAAACGAGTGTGCCGACGCAATTACAGTTAAAAATGCTACAGGTACTGGGGTAGCAGTTCCACCTAGCCTTTCTGCCATACTATATAACGATGGAACAAATGTAACATGTGCTAGCATATATTCCACATCAGTAGTTACCCCTACCCTAGCGGCGACAGACGCTGTGTTCATAAATGCATTGCCGGTTACATCAGGTGGCACGGGCGTTACAACTTCTACTGGTACGGGTTCAGTAGTTCGTGCATCTAGCCCAACCCTTGTTACTCCTGCGATAGGAACACCAACTTCAGGCGTATTGACAAGTTGCACGGGTCTTCCGCTAACAACTGGTGTTACAGGCACACTTCCAGTTGCAAATGGTGGTACGGGCGTCACTACAAGTACGGGTTCAGGCAATGTGGTGTTGTCTACGAGTCCAACACTTATAACCCCAGCGTTAGGCACTCCCTCTGCATTAGTAGGGACTAATATTACCGGCACTGCAGCAGGTCTATCTATTGGCGGAAATGCAGCAACAGCAACAAGTGCCACAAATGCTACAAACGCCACAAATGCGACAAATGCTACATTGGCGGCCACAGCTACGAATGCACTAGCTTGTTCAGGTAACGCGGCTACAGCTACAACTGCTGCTAATGCTATAGGGGTAGGTCAAACTTGGCAAGACTTCACATCCACTCGAACCTCAGGAACTACCTATACAAATTCTACTGGAAGAACTATATCAGTGGGCATCCGTAGTCAAGGGGGCAATGCGGTACTTACAGTTGGTGGGGTTGTCGCAGCAAGGAGTGGTATTGATAACGCAAGTAACTATATTGGCGCATTAGTGCCTCCAGGAAACACATATATACTTCAAGCGGGTGCGCCAGTACAAAACTGGGCTGAATTAAGGACATAACAAAATGGCAGTTACGTTAGTAAGTACAGGAGTTCAGTTTCCAGACAATTCAATACAAACTACAGCTGCGCCTTCTACTATAGGGGTAGGTCAAACGTGGCAAAACGTAGTTGCAAGTAGAGCTGCAGGTACCACATATACAAATTCTACTGGAAAAACCATACAGGTAGGAATCAGAAGTCAGGGCGCCAATGCGGTGCTTAGAGTAAATGGAGTTATAGCCGCTCAGAGCGGGGTCAATGACGCGGGTAATTTTATTGGCGCATTAGTACCTCCAGGAAACACATACCAACTACAAGCGGGTGCACCAAAACCTGATTGGGGAGAATTAAGATAATATGGCAGTTACACTAGTAAGTACAGGGGTTCAGTTCCCTGACGCAACCGTACAAACCACAGCCGGATTTTCTATTGGCTCTGGGCAAACGTGGCAAAACGTAGTTACAAGTAGAGCCGCGGGTACTATATATACAAATACTACAGGACGTTCTATACAGGTAGGAATCAGAAGCCAGGGCGGCAACGCAATTATTAGGGTTAACAACGTTATAGCGGCTTATAGTGGGATTAATAATGCGTCTAATTTTATCGGTGCTATAGTACAAAACGGGGCTCAGTACTATTTACAAGCAGGTGCACCAAAACCTAATTGGGCAGAATTGAGGTAATATGGCAGTTACACTAGTAAGTACAGGGGTTCAGTTCCCTGATACAACGACACAAACTACCGCTGCTAATGACATAGGAGTTGGGCAAGCTTGGATAGCAGTTAGTAGAACTGCAGGAACTACCTATACAAATTCTACGGGTAAACCAATATCAATAGGTATTCGTAGTCAGGGTGGTAACGCAATTTTATATGTCTCTGGCGTTATAGCAGCACGAAGTAGTATTAATAATGCGTCAAATTACATAGGCGCGGTAGCGCCACCAGGGGCTACGTATTATATACAGGCGGGCGCCCCTGTATATAACTGGGCAGAACTACGAGCATAATTAAACCAAAGGAAATTAACATGAAATTATATAAATCACCAACAAACCAAATTTATGCATATGAGGCGGATGGGTCTCAAGATGATTTAATCCCAGCAGATTATATATCTGTTACACAAGAAGAAGCGGATGACATAATTGCAGACAATATGCCTGCAGAATCTAATAAAAATACCGCAGAGCTATTGTTAACTCAAACAGCTTGGGTATTAGCAGAAGATGTATCAGACCCAGCTAATCCTCCGTATTTAGCAAACAAAGACGCTTTCCTTACTTACCGTAGTGAAGTTAGACGTCACTATATTAATCCAGTAGTTGGCCGAATAGCGTGGCCTGAAGTACCCGAAGCAGTTTGGGTAGACTAGTATGCGCAACGTATTCTACTTCTTATTAGGTCTATTGCTTGGCGGGTCATTAGCCGTAGGAGTATCGTATGCGGACGAAACAACAATTAATTATAAAGGTCAACCTGTCCCCTCTGCTATGGCTCCTTCAATGTCGGCTTTCAGTCAAGATGTTTGCGGTATTGGTGTCAGCGGTGCTGTTAACGGGGGCGTATTTTCTGTAGCTGGTGGCACTATGATTACCGATAACAACTGCGTTCGTTTACGCTGGGCTAAATTTCTAAGTGACAGCGGTTTAAAAGTTGCGGCAGTATCTCTTGCTTGTGCAGCTACGCATGAGAACTGGGTTGCAATGGAGATGAGCGGTTCGCCCTGTCCTATAGGCGGTGCTATTGGTGATGCAGCAAGGAAGGCGTGGTATGATTTACACCCAAAATGGTTTGAGGAAATTTATGGTAAAGACTTCGTGCTTATCACTCCTCTGCCTGATTCTTCTAAGGAGTAGTTATGTT